CAGCAGGAGCAGGTTGCGCACGACGGCGTGCCGCTCTCCATGTGGCCGGGCATCTCGGGCGCGTTGGTCGAGGAACTGAAGTACCTGAACATCTTCACCGTCGAGCAGTTGGCGACGCTCTCAGACACGCACGTCGCGAAGATTCCGCGTGGTCACGAGTTCAAGCGCAAGGCCGCCGAGTTCGTCGCCGCGCAGAAGGATCAGGAGCAGGTCAACAAGCTCCAGTCCGCGCTCGAAGAACGCGACCTGAAGATCGAGGCGCTGGAAGCTGCGGTGAAGGATCAGGCGTCGAAGATCGAGGCGCTTCTCAAAAAGGTGAAGTGATATGAGCAGTGTTCGCTTCGAGACGGCTGGCGTACTCATCAACCGGGCAGCCGTTGCGAGCGGCCTGAACCGGGAATCCGACCCGTTCTACTCGGTCGATCCCGCGTTCATCCAGTTGGTTGAGCTTTGCAACCAACTCGGGCAAACACTGCTTCACTACCACTATTGGGAACTGCTGATCCGGCAGCACGAGTTCACGACGCAGGCTGGCGACTCGGGCCTGTACGACCTGCCCGATGACTTCGCCTACATGCTGGACCAGACGCAGTGGCAGAAGGGCGAGCCGGGCGCGGCGTATCCGCTGCTCGGCCCCGCCTCGCCGCAAATCTGGAGCTACCTCACGGCGTCGCAGTTGTACACCGTGTCGATCTATGCGTGGTTCCGGCAGGCAGACGGCAAGCTGCAACTGTTCCCGCAGCCGCCGCCTGCCGACATCCCGATCCAGTACATGTACATGAGCCGGAATTGGGTCATCGACGGGCAGAGCGACCCGCAGAACCCGGTCTACAAGGGCGAAGTGACCGCTTACGCGGACATCGTTCGCTACGACCCGATCATGTTCGTGAAGGGGCTGCGCCTGAAGTTCCTCGAAGCGAAGGGCTTCGACACGACGAAGGCGCAGGATGAGTTCACGCTCATCTTCGAGACGATTGCCGGGCACAACCAGCCGTCGCCCAAGCTCAACCTCGCGCAGGGCGTGTTTCCGCTCTGGAGGCCGCTCGATTCGCTGGTTAACGTGCCTGAGACTGGCTACGGGAGCTAACGGTGCCCGTGCGTCCCATGATGCTGAACAGGCGCGGACAGCAGCAGGCTACGCAGACTGTCTTTGCGCCACCGATGCAGGGCGGCATCAACGCCATCGCGTCCGCTGGCAACGTGCCGCCTGCCGATGCGCTCCAGCTTTACAACATGATCCCCAACGACTACGGGGTTCGTGTCCGCAACGGCTCGCGTGAGTGGTGCCAGCCCGTGCCTCTGGGCAACGGCATCCGCACCATCATCCCGTTCAACACGCAGCAGGCCGCCGCGGCACCGAATGACAAGCTGTTCGTTGCTACGAGCGACGGCATCTATGACTGCTCCACGGCGGGCGCTCTGCCGACCCGCGTTCTGGAGTGGCCGATCAAGACCGATCCTGCGGGCTGGTGCAGTTGGCACGCCTACTCGACCGTCGCCGGGCAATTCCTGCTCGTGTGCGACCTCGTGAACGGCTACTACGTTTACACGGCGGCAACGAACACTTGGGCGGTTGGCAATATCACCGGACCCGAGGAAGCCGTCATGGACTTCGTGACGGTGTGGAAGAACCGGGTGTGGTTCATCGAGCGCAACTCGGGCAATGCGTGGTATCTGCCCGTGGGCTCGATCAGCGGCAACGCCACGAAGTTCGAGTTCGGCAACAAGTTCAAGTACGGCGGCTGGCTGAAGTCGATTTGGAACTGGACGCTCGACGCTGGCGAGGGCATGGACGACTATCTCGTTGCGCTCAGCAGCGCGGGCGACATGGTTGTCTACAAGGGCACCGACCCGGCGCAGGCCGCCAACTTCAGCATGGTCGGCTGGTGGTACATCGGTCGCGTGACACAGGGCCGCCGACAGGCGAACGACATGGGCGGCGAATTGCTGCTGCTCTCGACCTACGGCGTCATCCAGACCTCGAAGTTGATCGCGGGCCTGCCCGTCACCGACGAGGGCGCGTCGGTCAGCTACAAGATCAACTCGCGCATCAACCTGACGATGGACCGGACTTATCAGGAGTTCGGTTGGGAAATCAAACTGTACCCGAAGGGGCAGTTGATCTTCGTCACCACGCCGAAGGAAGTCGGCAAGCCGTGGATGCAGTTCGTCTACTCGCTCACGACGAAGGCGTGGTCGCAGTTCCTCGACCTGCGCATCGTGACGTGCGAAGCGTGGAAGGGCGACTTCTACTTCGGCACCGAGGACAATCGCGTCATGCAGTACGTTGGCTACAGCGACAACGTACTGCTCGCTGACAACGGCGAGAGCGCGACCGCGATTGATTGGGAGATGCTGACGGGCTACCAAATGTACACGGGCTCGCCGAAGTTCAAGCGCGTGCAATTCCTGCGCCCGCAGTTCGTCGGCGTCGCGAAGCCCGCGTTCTCGATCAAGGCCAGCTACGACTTCGACCTCCAGAAGGCCGCAGGCTCGCCGCCCTACGTCGATCCGCTCACCGGGCTCTGGAATACGGGCATCTGGGAGACTTCGTATTGGGGCGGCTCGTACATCGTTGACCAGCCGCCGAAGGGCGCGTCTGGAATGGGCAGACACATCGCCATCGCCATGAAGGGGCGCAGCGCCGTCGAGACGATCCACGTCGGGACCGACGTGCTGCTCGATGAGGGAGGGATGTTGTGAAGCCCCAGATCAGATTCCGCGCAATGGTGCCCTCAGATTACGAGGAGTTCACCAGAGCAACGAGCTATCACCCCGGTCCTCAGTTCGGGGGCATCGTTGCGTGGTTCTGGGACGGTCAGCGCAACGTCATCATGGGCATGGTCGGCCTCGACGGCTGGACCAACACGAGCGTTGCCGCGCACTGGTTCATCAGGCACCCGCGCTGCATCATGCCGCTCTGGCGCGAAGTGGTGGCGTACCTCGCGAGCCACGGGAAGAAGAAGGTTATTGGCACGACGCCCGGCGACAACGTGCGTGCGCTGCGCATGATCTTCGGTCGGCTCGGCTTCCACGAAATCGCCCGGATCAAAGACGGCTGGGACGACGGCATCGACATCATCATTTCGGAGTACCGCATCCATGCAGAACAGAAACGCGCCGCCTAGCTACGGTCAGCCGGGCCAAGCTCCTCCGGGCGCAGCGACGCGCCCCTCATGGGCAGGCCAGCAGGGCGGCCCGCAGGGGATGCCCGGAGGCATCGAGGCATGGCGCGAGCGCATGGCGCAGATGCCGCGCCAGCCGCGCCCGGAGTTCTCCGGGCCTGCGGGCATCGGCGCTGCGGCAGGTATGATCGCCGACCGCTTCAGGAATCGCGGCCAGTCGCCGCAGATGCCGGGCGGCGGGCAGCCGATGCCGGAACAGGCTCCCGCGCAGCCGCCGCAGCCGCAGGCTCCCGCTGCTGCTCCTGCCGCTCCCCCGCAGCAGCAGACGGGGATGGCCGGGCTCGGGCAGGCTGCGCGGGGCCTCTACAACAAGGCGCGTGTAAACGCGCTGCGTGGTGGCGGCGGTCGCGCTGAGCCGGGGAACATGCAGGAGGTCTGAGATGAGCAAGTCGGCACCGAAGGCCCCGGACTACGCGGCGGCTGCGGAAGCGCAGGGCCAAGCGTCACGCGAGGTCACTGAGCAGCAGACGTGGGCGAACCGCCCGGACCAATTTACGCCGTGGGGCTCGCAGACTTGGGAGAACCAGCAGGTCTGGGACCCTTCGACGCAGCAGTACCTCAACCGCTGGGCGCAGGTCACGCAACTCGATCCTGATGCGCAGGCCGCGCTCGACGCACAGCTTGCGTTGCAGCGCGACCGCAGCCAACTCGGCTCCTCGATGACGGGGCGCTTGCAGGATGAGTTCGGCACTGCGATGGACTGGAGCAACATCCGACAGGGCGGCGGCGACGTGCGTGCGCCCGGTCAGGTGCAGGGCGGCCCGATTCAGGGCCAGCTTCAGGGCGAGCAGCTTCAGCGCGGCTACGACATTCAGGGGCCGGAACTGAATCCTGCCTCGCGCTACCAGCAGGAAGCGCAGGACGCGATCTACAACCAGTGGGCGTCG